AAATCAACGACCAAATCGCGTACAATCGAAGTAATAATATTGAACAAACATTAGTTTCAGGTAATTTCCATTGGAAAGATGGAGTAAAATTTACAGAAGTAATTTGGAAGCCTTGTGATAATGGTAGATTTTTATTGTCTTGGATTCCGGAACCAGAACACAGAAATAAATGGGTTGAAAAAAGTGTATTTGGGTATAAGACGAAATGCCCTGTAAACACTATTCAAGGTTCATTAGCGAGTGACCCTTATGATAAAGATGCGGTAGTAGATTCTAAATTAGTAAGTACAGAACAAGGAGTTCAGCAAAGTTTAGGTTCGCGTGGAGCAATTCATGGAATGTTAGGATTTAATATTTCCAATGCGCCAAGTAATTATTTCTTTTTAGAATACATTTGCCGACCAAAAGATGCTGAAACTTTCTATGAAGATGCGTTAATGGCTTGTATATTTTATTCTATGCCGATATTAATCGAGAACAACAAACAAATGATGCTTGATTATTTCTTTAGAAATGGATATAGAGGATATTCTACTACAAGATTTGACAAGGACATTAACCGACTTTCTGCTGATGAGAAAAAGTATGGTGGTATGCCTAACTCTTCACAAAACATGATTAATGCACATTGGACAGCATTAGAATCATACATTAATAAATACGTTGGGAAATATGAAGCAACAGATGGTGAAACACCTATTAGAGAAGTTGGAGAAATTGGAAGTATGCCATTTAATAAAACTTTGTACGATTGGTTAAGATTTGACCCTAAAAAACGTACTGATTATGATGCTTCTATTAGTTCAGGACTTGCAATTATGGCTGTAAATCAGTTTTTATATAAACCTAAAGAAGAAAAACGGACACAAGTTTTAAGATTTAAACAGTATAGATAATTTTTGTATATTTGCATACGAGGATAGGATGGATTAGCTACCATTTGAAAGCCGAAGCGTTTACGGTTTCCTCGTTTCTATTTTAAACGCACAATTTAAACGCAAAAAAATGCAAGAACAATGGAAGCCAGTAGTCGGCTATGAAGGACTATACGAAGTATCTACTCTAGGTAGAGTTAAATCTTTACCAAGAAATGGAACGTTTAAAAACGGAAAGATTTTATACGGCACAAGTAACGGAAAGGGGTATTTGAAAATTCTGTTATGCAACAAGAAAAAAGTAACTAAATATATTCACATAATAGTTGCGGAAGCGTTTTTAGATTACAAATCAAATAAAAATGTCATAGTCGTAGACCACATTAACAATGTTAAAAATGACAATAGATTAGAAAATTTGCGTGTAATTTCACACAGAGAAAATATTTCAAGAGGTAATAGAAGCAACTCACAAACACCTAATGTTTATAAAGTAAATGGTAAGTTCAGAGTAATTATTCATTATTTAAAAAAAGTATACAGTGTAGGCACTTTTAAAACACTTGAAGAAGCAATAACAGAACGAAATAAAATGTATAACACACTTAAAATAGAAACAATATGAAGGTTAGATGCTCAGCTTTAGGTAAAATTATGACACAATCCCGTACAAAGGGGGAGGTCTTGTCTCAAACCGCAAAGACGTATTTAAAAGAACTTGCCATTGAGGAAAAGTTCGGTATTCGTAAGGAGTTCTCAAGCCGTTACACTGACAAGGGTAACATTCAGGAAGACACCGCCATCGAAATGGCTAGTAAGGTATTAAGTTTGCCGTTTGCGCTCAAAAACACGGAATACTTCGAGAATGAATTTATCAAAGGAACGCCCGACTTGATTCTTGAAGACGAAATAATCGACATTAAATGTAGTTGGGACGGCACTACCTTCCCTTGGTTTGAGGATGAACTTCCTAACAAGGACTATTTTTGGCAACTTGTAGGTTATTGTTGGCTTACTGGAAGAAACAAAGCCCGGGTAGTGTATTGCTTAGTAGACACCCCCGAAGATATCGTACAAGACGAGATACGACGAACGTCATGGAAGAAGTTTGAGATTGACGTAACCGAAGAAACTGAAAACGAAGTCCGAGCGAAACACGAATTTGCCCACATAAGCGAAAATAAGCGTGTTAGAGCGTTTCAAATAGAGTTAAATGAAGCTAATATCGAACAAGTGAAAGAAAAGCTATTACACGCAAGAGAATACTATAACGACTTAATCAATAAATTATGAAAACAGATAGAATAGTAATCCAAGTCCTAAACCAAATAGCCGACCGCAGTGAACGGGGATTAGAGAAATACGGAACTAACCTTGAACGCACCGATTTAGAGACCTTAGATTGGGTACAGCACGCGCAAGAAGAGGCAATGGACTTATGCCTATATTTAGAACGAATTAAAGAGCAAATTAAAAACAAACAGTTATGAGTTACGAACACAAAGCAAACACGGGTACACTTTTCCCTAACAACAAAAAGGCGGACAATCACCCGGACTACAAAGGGAAGATTAAGGTAGGCGAAGTTGAATACGACCTTGCAGGATGGCTAAAAGACGGAGCAAACGGTAAATTCCTTTCGTTGAAGATAAGCGAGCCGTTTCAACCTGCGCCACAAAGCACTACCGAGAAGATTATGAACTCAACTGGAATACCTTTCTAATGAGGGTGGCAGAATTAACGAACCTTAACGGCTTTCTTCGGGAGGCTGTTGAGGTACGCTTGGAAGTTGAGTCTATGCGGTCTTTTTGCAGAAGGTCCAAGGTCCAATGTAGCCAAGTCAAGAAGTTACTAAACAACGAAGGCGGACTAAACACAACGACAGTACAACGAATAGCCCACGCACTAATTGACTCACGTTATGAGGCGCAGAACGACTGACAAGAACCACGTCAAATATCGTAGACAAAGACGGACAAAAACCGATTACACCCGATTTATCTTTCAATTACCCGCTTTCGAGCGACTGAACCCCGAAGAGTAACGGGGTTTTTTTGTTGGTTAAAAAATAATCGTATATTTGACTAAAAATTAATCACATGGAATACATTTTCTTAATTGCTTTAGGTTGGTTTATTCAGGAGTTTGAGCCTTTCAAGTACTTTGCAGATTGGTTGTATAGTAAGTTTAAGCCAAACGACCTTATTGAATACATTTTCGGCTCGTTGGAGTGTTGGCAGTGTTGCACGTTTTGGAGTGCATTAGCTATTACTTGGTCCTTTGAAAAGGCGGTTATAGCTTCCTTTATTACTTTCGTCTTACAAATGTTGCATGAAGGATGGATGCGCAGGAGGTAAGCCTATTTGAGACCCTTTACGACGAGTTTAACGCAGGCAAGGTTAACAAGGTGACCATTGTACGAGTGCGAGACGTTTACAACAAGTACGCAGACAAGCCCGTCAATTATTGCATGTGTTCGAGCGTTCAACGTAGGATATACGCAAAGGACTTTTTAACGTGGTATGCGAAACGTAATAGATAAATTCTATACTGACAATTATAACTTGTTAGTGAGTGCTGCGAAAAGACGAATAACGCAGTTAAAGAAATCTATTGAGCCTGAAAGTTTAGTATCATCCTCTTATTTGTATTTAGTGGGGAAGGCGGACACGATCACGGAAGACGAAATTGAACGTTTAGCCTTTGGATTTATATACTTTGAACTCATGCGGTACAACTCGCAGACGAACCTTAAAGAACGGGTTAACTCGGTGGATTTAGAGTTTGATATTAGCGACCTGAATAACCAATCGAACAACCTGATACTTAAAATAGATGTAAGCGACTTTGAAAAGACGTTAGACAGAGTAGATGCCATACTTTGGGAAGTGTACTATAACAAGGGAATAACTACAAAACGAGACCTTGCAGAACATTTTAACATTGACCCAAGTAGCGCATTGATTTACATTAACGAACTCAAAGCAAAATTTAAGAAATATGTTGAAGATAAAGAACGAATATAAGGGGGTGAGTGTCGAATACTTGGCAGGTGCTGTCCGGGTAACGAAGAAAATAGACCAACTTACCGAAGCCGACATTGAAACGGCTAAAAAGTGGGGGGTTAACTTGGGGAAATACTTTGAAGTTGAGGTTGAAAAGACGAACGAATCTATTGAACTTCCTACAATAGAATATCAAGGAATAGTAGAGCCTAAACCTAAACGCAAACGCAAATGAAAATAAGTAATTTATTCGGGTTCTTAGTGGCTACGTTTGTACTTATGTCTGCGTTGAGTCTAATATACAACGACGCAACCCACGCGATGCAGTTTAGCGGTTGGTCACTTATTAGCTATTTGTGTTATTTAATTGCCTTGACTGGCGAAAACACGGACCAATGAATCTAATAGACAAATACAACCAAGCCTTCGCAGATAGTTTCACCGATTATCCTCAAGCAGCAACCGAAAACGCAAAGATAGCATTACGATGGGCTGAGGAGAACGGATGGGGTGAATGTGGAACGCCCGTAGGAAAAGCAAGAGCGAACCAATTAGCCAACCGCGAACCAATAAGCAAAGATACCATTTCACGTATGGCAGGGTTTGAACGACACCGCCAAAACTCGGACAAAGCACTTGGGGACGGATGCGGTAGGCTCATGTGGCTCGCATGGGGAGGTGACGAAGGTATAGAATGGGCGCAACGAAAACTCGAACAAATAGACAATGGCTAAATACTACCTATTAGACGCAGGCAAGAACATGATAAACTTCGCCAAGGCACTCGAAGACGAACTAAAGGTGAATGAAGCTCACGTTGTTTTTTACCTGACGGACGTGGACGGCTTAATGTGTTTGGAGGAAATAAGCGAAGATGAGTTTTTAGACCATTACGCAAACAACAAAAAGACGAAAGAGAAATGAAATCAAAGTATATAGAGACACCCGAAAAAATGTGGGAGTTATTTGAAGCATATAGGAATAGCAGAACACCCCGTGAAATACAAAAGGCTACACCCAAGGGAGTGGTAAGCGAGTTTCATACACCCCCGTTAACAATGGAAGGGTTTGATGTTTTTGTCATGAACTACGAGGGCATTGAGTCGAGGGGTGTTGAGCAGTACTTTTCAAATAGGGAGGGGAGATATTCAGCGTATGTGGGTATCTGTTCACGCATTAAGAAAGAAATCCGCAACGACCAAATTGAGGGGGGAATGATTGGGCAATACAACCCGTCCATCACTCAACGACTAAACGGACTTACCGAAAAGACGGACGTAACTACCGGGGGCGACAAGATCAACAAAATAGAAATAGAAATTATACGAGCCAAAAATGAAGTCAATAAAAATAACTGACGACATTCTAAGCAAGGCTAAACAATGGTCTACGTTTTCAGGTAACAATTTCAGCATACGAAAAGACGGAGGGAATAGATTAGTAGGCGACATTGCCGAAGTAGTATTTCAGTTAATGTATCCAAGTGCTAAACGAATATCGGACACGGACCGCAACGCAGACTTTTTGATTAAGGGTAAACGAGTAGACGTTAAATGTAAAGACCGAAGCGTTGACTGTAAACCAAATTACGAAGTATCTATTGAGACAAGACAACTGGACTTTGACGTCGATTGGTATGCTTTTTTTTCGTTTAATAACAAAACCTCAGTTATACAATTTTTGGGTTGGGTAAGTAAGGAAGATTATTTGACGAAATCTAAACCACTTAAAAAAGGAAGTGTTGACCCAACAAACGGATGGACCGTAAATGTTGACTGCAATAATTTACAAGTATGCGAGTTACAAGTACCGTAGTATTTGAAAATAATTATGACGCTTTATACAATAGCAACGTTAGGTTTATCATTAACCAAGGTGGCTCACGATCAAGCAAGACTTATTCGCTTTGTCAACTCATTATTGTATACTGCCTACAAAACCCCAACAAGGTAGTTAGTATTGTTCGTAAGACCTTCCCTGCATTGAGGGCTACGGTTATGCGTGACTTCTTCGAGATTATGAAAGACTTGGAAATCTACGAAAAGGCGAACCATAACATGAGTGAGAATATATACCGCTTCCCCAATGGCTCAATAGTCGAGTTTTTCTCGGTAGATGACGAGCAGAAAATAAGGGGGCGCAAGCGTGACATTGGTTGGTGCAATGAAGCCAACGAATTATGGTTCGAGGACTTCCAACAACTCAACATGCGTACGGAAGAAAAGTTAATCTTTGACTACAACCCCTCGGACTCGTCAAGTTGGCTGTACAAGTTACCACCCGAAGAAAGCGTGTTAATCAAATCAACGTACCGAGACAACCCGTTCTTACCTGAAAGTATTAAGCGACAAATCGAAGACCTTAAACGAACGGACGAAGCCCTTTACCAAATTTACGCGTTAGGTGAAAAGGCAATAAGTAAATCTAACATATACAACAACTGGACTTTCTTAGGTAGGAAGCCTCAACGCTTTCAGTCCTACGTGTACGGACTTGACTTTGGGTATAATCACCCGACTGCTTTAATACGGGTCTATTGGAGTGACGGTGACATTTGGATTGAACCCGTAATTTATGAAAGCTACTTAACGACTTCCGAACTTATCGAAAAGTTTAAGCAACTGGAGATTGAAAAGACGGTAGACATTCTCGCGGACTACTCACGACCCGAAATAATAGCTGAACTTCAAAACGCAGGGTACAACGTCAACAACGCAAATAAGAGCGTGAAGATGGGTATAAACTTCGTTAAGACCTTCGGCGTATTTTGTCAGGAAGACGAAGCCTTAAAAAAGGAATACGAAAACTACAAATGGAAAAAAGTCGGGGACATTATTACCGAAGAACCCGTTAAGCTATACGACGATGCAATGGATGCGGTAAGATACGCGACTACGTATATCAAAGAAACGTATTACACCGACGATCAATACGTGGCTTTCTAATAACCACAAAATACAATAAATACTTAGTAGGTTATGGCAATGACACTAATAGCAGAACCGCAGGACTTCACACCAGCGTACAACCCGTGTAAGTTTATCTACAACTCCACGAATAAAAACAACGAGGGCTTTCGATATATCTTTGACGTTTACGAGCAAGGCACGGCTAACAAGGTCGCTGAGTACCGGGTACTGCCTACCTTCGGAACGGGTTACGGCGAAGTTGACCTAAGCAAGTTGTTAGGTGCTAAAGTTGGTCCCGACTTTCAACCTACTAACACCTCAGAGATTGACACACCCGAATCAAGATTTAATTACGATGTTAAGGTAGGCGAAGAGTACATAGTGACGTTTAACTACACGGCGAACCTAACAAACAATTCAGGTAACGTAAGAATTACCCCAACGGTGGCACACACGTTTTTAGTAGGTGACCAAGTTGTTGTGAACGCGGGCAATAATACCTTAATTTCGGGCTTATGGACTGTGATAAGTGTAACGGGTACTTCTGACTTTACGATCAATGCTGCATGGTCAAATGTGGTGGACCCAACGGAAAACGGGACGGTTAAATATGCAGACAACCGAAAGACGATTATTCGAGACATTGATACGACTTTAGACAAATGGGTTTTCAACGGGGCTTTGCCTTGGGTGCAGTTTAATAGCTACGACCTTAATGACTATTTACTCAACGATTCATCCGCAAGGTTCTTGACTTCTGCACCAGTGAGTAATAACGGATTGACCATAACACCAACTCAGGAAATTTGGTTTAACGGGTTTAACAACGGCGTTACGGGGCGAATGGTATTTAACAACTCAAACGGGGACTCATTCTATTATGACGTGACGAACACCGAAATAACTACTCAGTTATGCGTGGCAAGTCCTAACCTTAACCTAACCGTTTTAAGTGGTACTGCGCCATTGATTAAAGCCGATACGACATATTACGATTTTTATTTTATAGATGCGTCTGCACCGACTGACTCAAAGACCTACCGCTTTGACATTGATCAACGATGTGCTATTAATCCTTTTCATTTAGTGTTCTTGGATAGGATGGGTTCGTGGGGTTCGTTTGCTTTTCAACTTCGATTTACTGAGAATGGCTCGGTGGTTAAGCAGTCGTTTAACAAAGTTGTTGAAGGTTACGTTTCGGGAACGGAATGGACTTACGCAAACACGGAAGCTGGGCTAACCACTTACTCGAGTACGGTGGATAAAATGTTCACGCTAAACACGAATTGGATGAGCGAAGAAATGGCTATCTACTTTCAAGAATTGATATCTTCCCCTTCGGTTTACTTTTACAACGGAGGTGACTACCTTGCTTGTCAAGTCATGGACAACACGTTCGAGGTGGAAAAGAAACGCAACAAGAACCTATTTAAAAAGACGGTAACAATTAAGTTAGCCAACCAAGACAAGGTAAATATATGAGCGTAAGAATACAACTTGAAACGGGCTACCTTGACGTTAAAGAAGGTACTGCCTTCCCTTTGAATTTTGGTGTTGCTGATATTCGTGACGTGAGTAAACGTTCGGGGGCTTTTAGTAAGACTATCACGCTAACGGGCACGGCTAACAATAACAACTTACTAAACCATTATTACGACGTAAACATTCAGGCAGGAACGTTTAACATAAACACCTTAACACGTTGCTCAGTAATTCAAAACGGGCTACCAGTTTTAGAAAGTGGTTACCTTCAACTTATCGCGGTGAACAAGGTACAAACGACTGCGGACTATGAAAACGAAGTTGAGTATGAGGTATTAGTAAAAGACGAGTCTTCGGACTTCTTCACCAAGCTAGGCAACAAGGAACTTACCGACTTAGACTTTACGGACCTTAACCACGAGTACCGGGCAATCAATGTAGTTAACTCATTCGTTAACACGCAGACTGACGGCTATAAATACCTTGTCCCGTTTAAGGACTCAAACGAATATCTTTTGCAGGATATGAAGCCTGCCATTTATGCGAAGACCTACTTCGACCGTATCTTTGCACAAGCGGGGTTTAGTTACACTTGGTCCACGCTAACGGCTGCGCACTTCGACAAGTTGATTATACCTTTCAATGGTGAAAAGTCATTGATTAGCAACGTAGACTTACAAGTAGACGCGAACACTACGGAAACTGTTACGGGTGGCGAAACTACCTACACAACACCTTTAACGGGGTGGACTGAAACTTTAGATGGTGGCAACTTGTTTGACCCCACTACGGGAGTTTACGATGTACCTTTCAACTTACAAGCGTCCGAAAATATAGCGGTTGAATTTACGTTCACTGCTGACATTTATTTAACGAACCCTTTAGCGACTACGTTAACATACTACGGGCAAACGACGCAGTTAACACCTACGTTTGTAATGTACTTAAACGGGTCTTTATATTCGTTTGGGTTTGCTAATAACGGGTTAACACTTACCAACTCTTCCAACACTATTGGTTCAGGTACAACCAACGTAGCGACAATTACGGGTACGGCTACTATTTTATTAAGCAACGTAATCACTACGGACTCAATTAGTTTTGAAGGTGGGTTAGCGTTTGCGTCTAACTATGGTGTTTGGAGGTTTACACCTTTTAACCCAGTAACACCGATAACAACTGAAATAGACTTCACTTCGCTTTCAGTTAAGATATTGCCTTCTTCGGACATTCTCGGTTATGGTGCGGTGATTAACATGAATAACAGCGTACCGAACAAAGTAAAACAAGCCGACTTTATCAAGTCATTGTTTACGATGTACAACCTTTACACGGAACAAGACACGGACCTACCTAACAACCTTGTTTTAAAACACCGTGACGATTATTACGACGAAGGGCAGGAAGTGGATTGGACGTATAAGTTAGCGAAGGACAAAGACCAAGCGTTACAATTCCTTCCTGAATTGAGCGCGAAGAAACTGATTCTTACCTACAAGAACGACAGCGACGACCCGAACAAAATATACTTTGAGGCGACTAAAGAAATTTACGGTCAGTTAGAATATATATTCAACAACGAGTACGTCAAAGGAATAGACACGAAAGAAATCACGTTCTCACCTACACCAATAGCACAAAGCACGTTTAACGCTTACCTTCCTATGCTTTCAGGTGAGCCGAAAGTGAACATAAGAATTTTACACGATGGGGGTGAGGGGACTTGTGACGCTTACAATATTTATGACTACGGAACAACGGGCGAAAGTGGTGTAACGACTTACCCAATACTTCACCATTGGGACGACCCAATTAACCCGACATTTGATATTCTATTCGCTCAACCCGACTATATGTTTTATGAAGGGTACAACGTCACGAATAACAACCTTTACAACCTATACTGGAGACGCACGGTTAATCAAATAAACGTAGGTAAGATGTTAACGGCATACTTTGACCTACGCGAAGACGACATCCAACGGCTTAAGCTAAACGACAAAATTCGAATTGACAATAGTTGGTGGACGATCAACAAAGTAATTGACTACGACTGCAACGCGCAGAACTTGACTAAGGTTGAGTTAATGAGTGTAGACACTGAAATAGATTTAGCCCCATTTGCGAAAGGGTCAGTTACACCGACAACGATTGGGGACTTAGCAAGCCACACGGGTAGCATACACTTTAACAATTCATTCGTAGGTAACGTTATACCCGGAACGTCAACGAGCGCAATATACGGACAAGGCAACGTAATACAACCTAACGTTAATGGAATAATCGTAGGCAATAACAAGGTACTTGACCAAACTGGTATAACTACCGAACGACTAAGCGCAGATGTTGCGAAAATTGCATCACTTGGGGTTACGGGTGGTATGGCTTTTAATGTCATTGACGCAAGTGTAAACTACTACATGACCAACGAAGACTATTGTGTTGTATGTACTCCGCCAAGTGCTATTAACGTCTACCTTCCACCTGCTGAAACTATTGGTAAGGTTGTAGTGATTAAGTCAACAGCGTTTAACACGGTATTGTTTCCAACGTCCGCAACGATTGACGGGTCAGCGTCAAGTATAACAATTTTACCTTATGACAGTCTCACGTTAATTTGTCATGCGTCGGGCAAGTGGGTGATTATTTAACCAAAAGACGAACTACTTACTTTTTAAAGTATGGCACTACCCGGACAATACAACATCAAATACAAAACACGCGTTCACCTTCAACGTGCAATTCAACAAGAAATACAGCGTCAAGGCTTGGTTCAACTTGGTACAATGAAAGACTCGATTAGAATTTCTGCGGGTAGTGGTGACGTAAACAATTTGTATGTAGAAATTAGTGCTATTTATTACTATATGTTCTTGGACAAGGGAGCGGAACTAACTAACGGCGGTGTTATACGTCCGCACTACATTACTCAAAACGCTATGGCTTCGGCTAATGGTCAAAGGTTTATTAGTGGTGCAATAGATGAGTACTTGGCTTTCATGATTAAGACTTACCCTTTCTTAAATGCTGACACGGTAGGCATGACACCCGACAATGTGAAGGTTAACATTACTTATAACTTGTTCGGTGCAGACGGCGGTAAATGGAACGGCTTGTTCGAGTACGACAAAATGTGGAAGGTTTGGGGTTAAGCCTTGTTGAGTTGTAACTCTTCAACCATTGACAGCATGTTAAACACAAAGACCAAAGGAAGGTCCGTAACTGCGTCTATTTTGGTAAGGTCTTCGTTGGCGATGTCGTAAAGTAGTTTCTCCCACGACCATTTTGTAAACACCTTTTCTTCGGCTTCGGCTTTTAAATCTTCAGGGTCAAGTTCGACTTCTTCGTCTTGATCAATGACTGGGTTAAATAGATTTTCGTAGCGTTGCTTAAAGTCGTTTGAATAGGCTATGTAATTATTTACCGCTCCAAAGACTTCGTTTATACTTACGTCTTGAAACGTATCTTTACGGCTCATTATACTATACGAATACGGCTCAAAAATTAGGTTATCCCATTCGTCACGTTTCCATCGTTTGTATAATATACTAAGCAAAAGGGTAAAATTCTCGGTGGTTTGACTAATATAATGTTCAAGGTCAATAAACTCCCCCAAGGTAAGCGCGTCCAACGGCTTCAACATAAAACCTTTCACGGCTTGTTTCGGCTTGTTAGACGGCTCACGCTTAATAAAAGAAACTTCATTGGCAAGGTCAATGAGTTCTTCAGGGGTTAGGTCTTCCAACTCTTCGGGGTCTGTATCGGAAAGTATGGAAACCGCTTCCAACGTATGTAGAAATACGCTGTTAAATTCGTTAGGGTCAATCGAATTAAGTTCGACCCATTGGCTAACCGTTACCTCGTTCCAACTCTTCGGTAGTTTCATCAACTTTCTTTTCGGTTATCTTAGTTATCTTTTGTAGAATATCGAGAATGTACGGGAAGGCTATTTCTGCGTTTTGTTTCTTAAACAAATTAGTCTTCAATTTCAGGTGCGCAGGTGCGTAGTGTTCGGTTCGTGTAAGGTCCGTTCGTTTGAATAGGATTGAAAGCGTTTGAGCGGTAAAGTTGTCGTCTTGACTGCGGTAAATCTTTTCAATCATTCCTAAGTCTTTAACACCTATATTCTCGGAGGTCTCATAAGTGTATTTGTCAATGACAATTTGCGTCACCTTTTCCGTGCTTGGTATGTCGGACTTGTTGAACTCTTTAATGTAGTTAGCGAACTCGTCAAGTTCCATGCTATCGAACGCCTTTTCTTCAACACCTAAGTAAATAAATTTCTCTATCCACTTTTCGATGGTGTCTAACTCGGTGTTATTCTCAATTTTGTTAAGGTGGTCGAATTGTTGAACGGTTAACTCGTTTAGGTTATTGGGTATTTCCACCCCGTACATTTGTATCATTGTTTTTCTGTTTTAAATGTTTCTTCGTAATATACAATACCATTAAAAATTGCGTCTAATTCACTGTCAATTTGGTATGTAGTTCCCGTAGAAAATGCGTCAATAATTTGTTTCTTTTCAATGTCTTTTGCCTCATTATATAAAGCGTCAACGTGTTGGTAGTTATTCGTATAAAAAGCCGAGTAACCATTTACATTTTCAAGTTCTCTAAAGAACCATTCAACGGGTGTTAATTTTCTTTCCATTGCTTAGATTTTAACCAAAGGTATAAAAATTATGTTTAAAAATTAACCAAAACATTTTTCGTGTACTTATTAAGTCAATGGAAGGACTCCCGACTTACAAAATTACAATTGACGAAGCGTACAACGACGGCAATGAACCGCTTGGAGTTGATGCCATAGCGTTCACCGCAAACCCCGCAGTTTTAGTAAAGGGTGTAGCGTTTAAGTCACAAGCTAAAAGCCACTTCGCAGACGAGAAAAAGTATAGAATCACTGCGCCTGCCATGATACCAATGGACATTTACCGACGTGACGATGACATGGGGGAGTACTATGTTCAATTTAGCGAGACCGAAATAGACACAATCTTTAAGGACTTCATGCTGAATTTAAACAACCGCAACTTGTTTAACCTTGAACACGAAGGAGACAAAATTGTCCCTGCGTATATTCTTGAAGCGTGGCTTGTAGACAACCCCGAAGCGGACAAAGCAAAAAGTACTTTCGGTATTTCAGTCCCTAAAGGCACGTTAATGGTCACGGCTCAAATAACTGACACGGACTATTACAATAAGTTAGTCGAAAACGGTCAAGTTGGTTTCTCTATTGAGGGCTTTCTTGGTCTTAAATTAAGCAACCAAATAAAAACAAATAATATGTTACCAGACGGAGAACACACGCTCGAAGACGGCACATTGATTATCGTAAAAGACGGTCAAGTTGTTGACGTGCAAATTCCTACGACTGAGGAGCAAGTAATGGAAGTTGAAGCGTCTACGGAAGTGGAAATGGCAGACACAACTGAAGTAACCGAAGAAACCGTTAAGGAAGAAGAGGTTGTTGAAGTTGAAGCAGCTATTGACCCAGCAGCAGACACCGACGCTATTTTGGCAATCGTTAGCCCGTACATCGAGCAACGCATTTCCGAACTATTGCAAGTTATCGCAGACCTAAAGAATGAACTAACTGAAACGGAAGAAGCTGCACCCGTTGAAGAAATCAAAATGACAGCGGCACAAAAGTTTAACCAAGTAATTGACTTCTTAAAAAAATAAAGATGGCTAAAAAGTACAAATTCGATTTGACAGTAGACGCGAGCGCGTTACTTCAAGCAAACCCAAGTGAGTATTATTCGCTACTTTACGGAATGGAAAATGCGGTAACTAACTACCGAGTACTTCCGGGTATTAAAAACAAAACAAAAATCGCTACGGTTGTATTTGACAAAGTTCTTGCTGAGGCAGGTTGTGACTTTACAGCACAAGATGGTACAGTTAGCGCAGTTGAAGTAGACGTTTGTGCATTGACTTCTCAAGCGTCTGTTTGTCAGTACGACCTTGAGCAATCATGGTTGGCTTTGGAAATGGCTAAAGGTTCAAACTCTGACTTTTCAGTTGCGTCTTTTATGAACTTCTTTTGGGGTCAAATGGCGAAGAAAGCACACCAAGAATTGGCTTTGTTGATGTGGCAAGGTGACACGTTAAGCGAAAACGTACAACTTGCTTTGTGTGACGGTTGGTTGAAGCGTTTGTGTACAACGGGTAACTACATTAACGGTACAGTTCCAGTTGGTGGGTTTACTTCTTCAAACATTCTTACAAACGGTTTTGCTCAAGCACTTGGTTTGGCTACACCTGAAATGTTGGTTAACCCTGCAAACATGCAGTTCAAAGTTTCTCCTGACGTTGCAGCTTACTATCGTATCGCTACGGCTTCACAAAACAACGTAACAAACGTTACTGAAGGTTTGGCTTTGACTTACTTGGATATTCCAGTTGTTGTTGAGTACGGACTTCCTGCAAACACAATCATTTTGTCTGACTACACTAACTTCATTTACGCTTTGGACATGGAAGGTGACGTTGACAACTTGCAAATTGTTGACTTCTCTAAAACTACTTTGGACCGTCGTATCGGAGCCAGAGCAGATTTTAAAGCAGGCTTCTATACGGTCAACGATTCTCAGATAGTTTGGGTAGGTGGTGACGCTTACTGCGACTAATCAATTTATTTAGATAGTAGGGGGTTTAACCGCCCCCTTTTTTTTAACCTTAAATACTAAATAAAATGGCTTGTAGTACAATAGAAACAATTTTAAAGGGTTGTGACAACAATATCGGAGGGATAACTTCAATTTATATTAACGACATGGATAACATGACGGGAACTATTACTGAGGCTAACTGGATTATTTCTTCTTTCGGTACACTTGCAGACCCTTTCATTCCTTTCGAGTTCAGACGTAACACGGGAATGTTCACGGAAGAGGCGGCAATCGACCTTGTAAACGGTTCGTCTTTCATTACGCAAACAGTAACTTTGATTTTCCATCGTCGTGAGGCGGCTAAGTCTAAAGCAATCAAAATCCTTGGCGAAGGTCAACGCGACCTTGCACTTGTAGTTGGTGACGCAAACGGGAAGTATTGGTATTTTCCTTATGCTCAATTAACTGCGGTTGCTGAAGGTTCAGGAACGGCTAAAGCAGACGGTTCTAAGTATTCAATTACGTTGGTAGCTGAAAACGAAAACCTCGCATTTGAAGTAGCAGCGAGTGAGATTAATAACATTATTTAATAGGATTAACACAACACTAAAAACTAAGGGGGGTTCGCACTCCCCTTTTTTATTTAACCAACTTTTTCAAAACCTACTTATTAAAGTAGTATGATATACATCGAACAAAATCAAAACAATACAATAGCCTTAACGCTTACCGAAAGTGCGACAATTACCGCGCCGACTTGGTTGTTTAAATTCGTGTGGGAGATGGACCAAACACTTGCACCTATTTATTGGGTGGGTGTTGACTTTTCGCAGTACGTTGATCGTTACAATCTTTTCTTTTTGGAAGAAGGCGTAGACGTGACTTTTCGCATTGGTCAGTACCGCTATTGGGTTTATGAAAGTCCAGTGCCAATTATAGTTGACCCAAACACGAATGACAATGGTTTAACTTTAGTAGAAGAGGGTCGTATGGTGGTCGAAGGTGTATCAAATTCAATTTATGAATAATGGGTTTATTTGGAAAGTTTAAAAAAGACGAAAGTTTAAAAGTAGTCGACACGGGTTACCAATCATTTAGTACACCGTTCTTAAAAGTGCCTGAGGGTAACTTGTCATTGCCACGTATAGACGTACGCTACACTACACAAGGTTACGTTCGTTTTGGGTTTGACAATTTGTTTCCGCAGTACATGAATCAAATGTACTTTATGAGTCCGTTACATGGGTCTATTGTAGACTTTAAGACTAACGCGGCTATTGGTGGGGGTTATACTTTCGATGAGACGAAGTTAACCGACATGGAAAAGGTGGTACTTTATTCGTTCGGTAAGAAAATCGGATTCAAAGGAACTATTAAAGCAATCACTAAAGACATTATTTTACACGACCGTTGCTATTTTCACGTTGAGTTGAAAGGTGGTAAGGTGTTTAACGTGTACCGGGTAGCCCCTGAAAAGGTTAGAATCAACCAAACGAAAACAATTTACGCAGTTAACGAAGATTGGGAGTATGGACTTCAAATAAAGACTTATTTACCATACCACCCCGAACATAAAGACGGGTGTTATTTGTTGGCTTACGAAGGTCAAAGTGTAGGACAAGACTATTACCCACTTCCGCAGTACACAAGTGCGTTAAACTTCGCCTTTTTGAGTGGTGAACTATCTTACTTGCAGAAATCAAACATACAAAATAGTATCTTCCCGTCGTTTGCTATGATGTTTCCAAAGAAGCCACAAGGTCCTGAAGAAATGCAGTTAATTAAAGACACGGTTAACAAGTTGAAAGGTGCGGAAAACGCTGGGAAAGCAGTAGCCTTTTTTGCTAATAACAAAGAGTCACTTCCTGATTTAGTAAACGTACCTACAAATAGTAACGACGAATTGTTTAAGGGTGTTTCTGAATTAAATACCGAGCAAATTTGTTTCGCTCATACGATTGACCCTATACTTTTAGGGGTTCGCACTACGGGTTCTTTGGGTAGCGGTTCGGATATCAAACAAGCGTACGTTATTTTCGAGAAAAACACGATTATTCCTTTGCGCGAAACGGTAGCCGATGTGTTTAACCAACTTTTAAAAGTCGTAGGAATAAATACACACATTGAAATCACTAATTACCAAATCGTAAACGAAACTATCACAGCCGTTGAAGACGAAGGTAAGGCGGTAATTAACGCACTTAACGCAATGAACCCAACACTTGCTGCAAAGGTTCTTGAAACAATGACACCTAACGAAATTCGTGCTATGGCTGCCTTACCACCATTGAGCGAAAATAATACAACGACATTATGATTTATTTTGTTACGGAGAGCTACCTAAAGGTAAACACACCCATAACCGCGAATGTAGACGTTACGGACGTTTTCCCGTACGTTAAACCTGCAAGTGATATGCGAGTCCAAGCAATACTCGGAAGTTACTTTTACGCTTACCTATTGGGTGCGTATAACGCTCAAACATTAAACAACGACGAAGAAGCACTTGTCGAAAAAATACAGCCAGTTGTAGCGTGGAGGGCAGCCGAACAAGCAGCGTTCGGACTTACTTACCAACTTAAAAATAAAGGTATTCAAACGCAGTTCGGTGACTACTCAAATAACGTGAGTCAAGGTGAAACGGCTTTCGTGATGGACCACTACGGACAAATGGCAGCCTTTTACGAAAAAAGACTTACGAATTACCTACTTACTAATAAGGCTTTATTTCCTGAGTTTACGAGTGACTTAAACACGGACTCAGATATAAAACCCGTAGGCGGTTGTGGGAATAGAGGTGACTACGATAACACTATGATGGTTATTTAATGGCAGACCAAGAAATAAATATAAAACTCAACGGTATTGCGCAGATACGTTCCGAGTTAAAAGCCTTAAAAGGGGAACTTGCTAACGCAACGGACCCTAAACAAATGGCGGACCTTGCGGAAAAAGCGGGTGAACTTTCGGACAAACTGAAAGATGCCAACGAACGGGCTGCGGTCTTCGCTTCGGGTTCACGTTTTGAGCAGACAAGTAACGCGTTCGGGTTGATGTCTTCGCAGTTGATGTCAATGGACTTTGAAGGCGCGAGTGAGTCGGCTAAGTTGTTCGCTGGAAACCTTGGAAAGATTGACGGCAAAACTATTTCGAGCGGTTTAAAGGGTTTAGGTTCTACCGTTGCAAGTGTTGGGGGTGCGTTTCTAAAGTTGGGAGCGCAGTTACTTATCAATCCGATATTTTTATTAGTTGCTGTCATTGGTGCTATTGTCGCGGGTCTTTACATGTTAGCAGATAGGCTCGGGTTCGTTACTAAATTTGTAGACTTCTTAACCCAAGCGTTCAAACCTTTAATTGATATGATTAAATGGTTTTTAGACTTAATGGGTTTAACGTCTTTCGCAGCCGATGAAGCACTTGCTAAAACTACGGCAGCACTCGAAGAGGAGAAAGAAAAGCGTCAAGAGGTAATTGGTTTAATGGACCAAAAGATAGCTTTGTTGGATGCCGAAGGTAAAAGCACTTTAGCGTTAAGAATTGAACGCAACAAGTATATGCAAGAAGAAATCAATAACAACCTTAAGTTGTTGGAGATTATGGACAATAACTTTTTGAACCAAACCAAGCTATACAAAGACACGGTTAAGGAAAACAAAGCCAAGGCACACGAAATAAAGGTTGAGGAAGTTAAACTCAATCAGGAAGTAATTAACGAAGGTCAAAAGGCAGCCGAAGCACAAAAGCAATTCTTAGCGGACCGACTCGCAGCCACAAGACTTATTCAAGACCTTACACTTGGAGTAATGCAAGATGGTGTTGAAAAGGAACTACAAGCCAACACCTACAAATACGAGCGACTGCGTGAAGACTTGTTGAAGAACGAGAAACTAAACAAAGACGAACGGGCAAAAATTGACGCACTATACATTCAGGAAGCCGAACAAACAGCCAACGCAATCAACAAAAAATATGTTGATGCTGAAGCGAAAAAACAAGCCGAACTAAACAAGGTAATTAAAGACGCTCAACTATTAAGAGCGCAAGAAGAGGAAGACTTTTTCGCATTATACGACCAAAACACTACAAGCGCACAACAACTCGAAGAAAATGCTGTACGTGAAAAGTATTTTAATCTAATTGAACAAGCTAAACAATACGGCTTAGACACTCAAGAACTTGAGAAACGACAGCAAGAAGAAATAGCCAAAATTCAAGATGAAGCACGAGCGAAAGAAGACCAAAAACGTAAAGCCGAACTTGATGCAAAAATAGCAATAGCCGAACAATATACGCAGTCAGTTAACAACCTCGCAGAAACAGCGTTTACATTGTCTAATAGATTTGGAAAACAAGACGAAGAAAGCAAGGAAAAACGTGCAAAGCGTCAGTTTCAAGTCGCTAAAGCCCTTCAATTAAGCATGGCAATCATGGACGGTTTTAAAGCTGTTACAACGTCTCTTTCAATGTCGCCAGTTGCTATTGGTCCAGTACCCAATCCTGCGGGTATTGCGTCGCTTGCTTTTGCGGTAACGACTTCACTTGCTAATATTGCTAAAATTGCTTCGACTCAGTACGGAAGTAAGAGCGCAGGCGGTGGTGCAGGTGGTTCGAGTGCGCCAATGGGGGGCGGTGCTACACCAAGCACGGGAGGGACACCTTCATTTAGTCTTTTCGGACAAGGTAACGACATGAACACAACAAGCGCACCTAAAGACCAAGAAACAAGTCTAACGGTTAAAGCGGTGGTTGTTGAAAGTGACGTGACAAGCACACAAAATAAGGTTAAGAAAATGCAAGAAAACGCTACACTATGACAAGCTATATTACACTACTTTCAAAAATCGAGCAGTTTTGTAACGCTCACTTGCAAATCAAAAAGTACGGGGGTGAGTTTCGTGAACAAATGCCGAACTTTTCTACTAAAGATGAGAAGTACCCGGTTGTTTTCGTTGAGCCGTTGAGCGACCTCGAAGACTTAAACACGAATCAATTTAGCATTAACGTTTATTGCGTTGACATTATACAAAAAGACCGCGCCAATTTAAACACTATTCTAAGCGACTGCCAACTCATATTGAAAGATATGTATGTTTATTATATAAACGACATGGATGCGCAGTTAGATGTTGTCGGTACGGCTACAATGAGCCCGTTAAATAATTACGATTTAGACTACGTCGCAGGGT